CGTCAGCGATCATGTGGTTTAGTTTGGCGAGGGGCAGAAGAGGGTTCTTGACCTCCAGTTCGAGGCGCCGATTCTTTACCAGGTCGCGGAGCTCCATGTTGGTGTGACATGCCATTTTAGGCCTCCTTTTAGGTGTTTTGTACAATGTATCATAGAGAACCATTTAAAGCAAGTAAAAATACTTGGCACGGAAATGTTTAAAATGTAGCAGGGGCGCGGGTTCAGGGCCAGAGAATGATTTTTAAATGAGCGAGTAGCACAAAAACACGCGAAAATCTGGTAGAGGCCTCCATCCATCTCACAGTTTACAGATCGGATACAGGCCTTCTAATCTTAGTGCTAAATATCCATAAACTGTGAGATGGAGGGAGCTCTAGTGTTTTTTTTTTGTGTTTTTATACTACTCTAATAGAAACTATTATATATCGCACTGGTTAAACCCGCACCGTTGCTGGCGTTTCTGGCCATCATCATGGTTGCGAGTGGAACAAACCGTTACAGATACAAAGTGCATACGTAAAGAATCGTCTTTCGACCCCTCCGCTAAATCCATGTGGAATAAGTTACGAAAGCAAATTAACTCCAGCTTATCTCGCACTCGTGCAATTCTAATGTTTCTTTTTGTTAAGGATAGTTAATTTTCCGTTTCGTGCTTAGGCTTAGTCCCGAGCCGCCTCCAGGCCAAAAACGTACAAACAATGT